GGCGTCGCCGCAAGTTGATGCTGAATGGCCGCCATTGCCTGATGGACAGGACCGGGCCGTACCGCCGTCTACTGGCGGAGCAACTGCGGGAGTACGAACACGCCGAACGGCGGAAAATCTATAGGGAGGGGTGAGAGATGGCTCAGATCATGCGTAAGCGTCCAAGTCGGTTCGCCTACATTTCGACGAGTGGGCCGAAGACTGGTTCCCGTTCAACCATTGCCAAGCACATGAAAAAGATGCGCCGCGACAAAGCGGCGTTCGAGGCAAAGCACCCTGGGAACCGGATGTTGACGGCATTGGGCCAACAACATCGTGAGGTCAAGGCGACTATTCAACGAGTGCGGCGGCGCAAGGTTTGGGTGCGTGGAAAATCGTAACTCAGTACAGGGTAGGGTGAACTGTGAAAGCGGTAAACTACGAACGCAAATCTAGGAAGGAACAGAACGCTGAAAGAAGGCGAGCCACGTCCAGCGACGGAAACGGTACGCAACGATGTTCCAATGAGAAGGCGGCTTGCGATGAAGCAGAACACGCGGAAACTCGTGAGTTCCTTCCGCATATTTAGCGAGATGCACCCTGCGGTTCGCAAGAGGATTGCCGTACAGATGCGAGACCGAAAAACGCGGTTTGGATCAAAGGCAGTTCGGCGGGTGCATATTTCTGAGAAACTAAGGATGCCGACAACATGAAGTCCAAGACCCGCAGACTGATCGCCCGCGTGAAGGCCGACAGCCGCAGCCATGCGTCCGCCGGCCGGCTTGGTATCTCGGCGATGACGCGGAAGGAACGGGCCAAACTGCTCAAGCGGCAGCCGCACTGGGCCAGAAAGCACAACTACCCAAGGTGAATGATGCGGCAGCACGGCCCGACGTTTGGCATGTTCATGTTGGGTTCCGGCCAGAGAAAACCGGGCCACAAGTACAATGCCTTCGGAGTGGACAAGGCTTTCGGGCGGGCATACTCTGCGTACTACAAAAAACGCGACCGCCTAGAAAAAAAACACGGGACTGCCGTTGCCCGCAAGATGCGCTTTTCAGTGAAAGCAAGATGAAAAGCGTTGTCGATCATAACAGGAAAGCAAGAAGTGACGCATGAGCAAGGTCTACTATTGGCTTGGCGGCGTAGGTGCGTACCTGACGGGTTCGGTAGTCATGTTTGTCTACTTGCACAACCATGAGTTACACCGGCCTATCATCGGCGCGCTACTCTGGCCCCTCCGACTGTTGTTGATCTTGGCGGGGATAGGGCAGTAACCATGAAACAATCAACGCGAAAATTGGCGGGAAAGTTGGCTTTTGCGAGAACGCAGACGCGATTAGCGATGTTCGACATCGGACAGAGAGAACCGCGTCACGGTCCTTCCTTGGTAAGTCGGCGTGTGTTGGCTGAACACCACCGCAAAAGTCGCAAGCGGATCGGATCGAGCAAGTATCGCGCGATGCTGAAACAGTGGACCCGTTCTTTCTAGCGAGGACACAATGAAGTTCACGAAAGACTTGTTAAAACCAGGCGTGTACCTTGCCCAAGGGCTCGACGGCACGCGGAAACCTCGCACGATCACCGCCGAGCATCTCCGCATGACGGCTAAGACCTTCAACGAGATGCTGGCCGCCGGCCTGCAAGTGCCCGGCCCGTGGGCGCACAACCTGCCAAACCCGCTCGGTCCCGTGATCGGGGACAAATCCAAGGAGATTCCGGCGAATGAGAACGCCGGCTTTTGGGGCCGCGTTTGGTTCGACGACAAGGACAACACGCTGTACGGCGAACTTGAGGCCCCGCGTGACGAGGATTCCGACCGCATCGGCAAGACCGTGCGGGAAGTGTCCCCGCTGATTAAGACTTTCGTGGACGGTTCCGGGAAGAAGTGGGACAATGCGCTCTATCACATTGCCCTGGTGACGCATCCCGTCATGGCGAATCAGGGCAATTTTCAGCCCCTCGAAGTCGCCGCAAATCTTGACGCTGGCGATGGTTACGCCTTGGCTCTCTCCGATCTTCAGGAACTTCTCTTGACCGATAAGCCGCCCATTGCGGAAACTGTCGAAAAGCAAGAGGGAGTTGCCATGGCGCAGGTCGGCGAGCCGGTGAAATTGGACAAGTCGGCGGCTCCGGCCAACGCGAGCAACGCCGGGGTTGCGGAAGCTATCAAGGCCCTGGTGAAACTGAAGATTGCCCTTCCCGATGACACGACCCCCGAGAACTTCATCGAACGGCTGGTAATCGCCATCAACGCCATCGAAAAAGCAAACGAACCGGACAAGCCGGACAAGCCGGACAACAAACCGGCCATCGAACAGCCGATGCCGATTGCCATGACATTAGGAGACCCTACCGTGGCCGAACCAATTACCCCCGCCGTCAACCCTTTGCAAGTATTTGCGGAGGGGCAGGCCCGCAAATCATACATCGACCGGATCGAGGCCCTAGTGAAGACCGGGCGCACGACTCCGGCTTATGCCCTGAAACATCTGAAGACGTTGGTCGAAGGATTTGCCTTGTCGCTTGGCGACGACGGCGAACCCAAAAAGGGTCTGCTCGATGAATTGTTGGAAGCCCTGGAGGCCATTCCCGAGAACACGGTGCTGAATGTGTCGGGGTCGGCCAAGACCGGCAAGGACAAGAAGGGGATCGCGTTCTCCTTCGAGGAACCGTTGCCGGAAGGTTATGAGGGCGAGCCGGGCAAGGTCGATGATGCGGAAGCCATCAAGGCGGCCGACGAGCAAGTGAAGAAGATGGAGGGCCGGACCGAAACGGTCGCGGCCTAGTGGATCATGGCAAAGAAGTCCAGCGCACAGAAACTTGTCCGCAGTACGAAGTTGGCCGTTGCCAGAACGACCAATCGGACATACGGCCTTGTCGGTGCGCAACGCAAGACTGCCGCAACTGACCTTCGGGCATCGAAGGGAAAGAAGCGGAGTGCCAAGAGTTTGGCGCGACATTACCGGAGCGGCCATTGGCCGATCTGACCGAATAGCGTTTGACAATTTGACCAGCAACTAACCGGAAGCCAGGCCAGGCGACTGGATTAGCGGCGAAAACTAGAGGCCCATGCGCGGGCGCATCCGTTGCATGGGCCTTTTTGTTTGCGCCCGCTGGTCAGAACCATAGCCAATCAGGATCACTCCCTCACACGAGAGGAAATCACCATGTCGATCGGATACAGTTACGACGCTGCCTATCTTGCCCCGGGCATTTTGGGGGAACTCGATACCGTCGAGGCCGCGCTTTACTGGGGCGGCGATGAAAAGCAAGTCCGCAAGATGGGCGGACTCATCAGCGGCAGCAGCCTGGACCTCGCCAACACGCCGACCGACGTTCTCCGCCCGGGCATGTTGCTGGGCAAGATTACGTCCAGCGGCAAGTTGATCCAGTGGGACCCCACGGCGACGAACGGCAGCGAACAGATTTGGGGTATTTTGGGCCATGACCTGAAGGTCAACCTGAACGGCACGGGCACGGATCGGTTCTATGGCCCGATCATCGTTGGTGGCCCGATCAAGACCAATGCGATCTTCCGCTCGAACGCCACTTACGGCAACCCTGGATCGTTCACTACAGACCCGTATGAGAACGTCGCGCGCCTCCAGATGCGCGGTCGGTTCCAACTCGACGACGACTTGGCGCAGACGCCGTTTACCGGCTGGAGCCGAGTCAAGTCGCTCAAAGACGTGGCAACAAGCAACGCCTACACCGTGTTGGCGGCCGACAACGGCTCGCTCTTCACCAATACGGGGACCAGCGCATCGCAAAATCTGACGTTGCCCGCTATGACGGGGACTCCCGCCCGGGCCGAGAACACCTTGGGATTCCACATCGGAATCTGGATGACGGAAGCCCAGAACATTGTTCTTACCCTGCCAGCCGGGTCTACCTTGTACTCGCCCGGGTCGGCTGCCTCCTCTGGCCCCTTGACGATTAGTGGGTCCATCGGAACAGTCATCGATCTTCAAGGCGTGTTCGACAAGACGGCCGCCAAGTGGCTTGTCACGATCAACTCGGCCACTAACACGATCTACGGCGGCAACGCCGGCGTCTTGGAAGCGGTTACGGCTAAAGGCAGTAGCCGTAGCGATTGCCAAGCTATCGCGGCCAGTACGACCGTTGCCAAACTCACTTGTGCCTCCGCTGCCTACGGCGTCGTGTTGCCAGCGGCGGTGTTTGTCAACCAGCGAATCAGCTTGGTTGGCGGCGACAAAGACTGCCATGTGTATGTGCCGTCGTCGGGCACCCTCAACGGGGTGGCTGGCGCAACCGGGCAGATTCTTCCGGCTGGCAAGGTAGTTGATGTGGTTTGCACAGACATCACCGCCAGCACGCAACTGTGGGTGTCGGTGCCGCTTGATGGCCTTGCGGGATATAGCACGACGGCGACGGCCACCACCGATGGAGCGAGCACCGGCATTATCGCCGCCGGTGCCGGGTACGTGGCAGTGACGTGTGGCACGGCTGGATACAAGGTGACGTTGCCGACCGCCACCTACGAAGGGCAGCGACTGGTGATTCTGAACGGGGCGAAGCCGCTGAACATCATCGGCGTCTCGGGAACCATCGACGGCGTGGCCTACGGAACGGGAATCACCGTGGGCAAGGCCACGCTGGTGACATTGATCTGCACCGATGCTAGCGCGGCTGCAAACCTCTGGGTGTCCAATGTGACCGTGCAGTCTCGGAACACCATCAATACCGCCGTGGTGGCGACGGCCAGCGGAACCATCAGCAATTCCAACGCCGTTTACGAGGGAGTCACGATTGTCACTGGCGCTAATGACGCAGCGGCGGCCGTGTTGTTGCCGGTTGCTGCGATTGGCATGGAGGTGCGGTTGATTAGCACTACCGCCAGCAAGAACCTAGAGGTCTTTCCGCAAGTCAATTCGAGCATCAACAACCTCGGTGCCAACGTCGCCTATAACTCGGCACAGGACGCGCCGAACCTGATATTCCAAGCAACCTCGGCAACGCAATGGTACGTGATGTCCGATCTTGCCGGGTAATTTGCACAAGAGAGCAACTGAAAAACACAAACGCCGCCCAATAGGGAGCTATTACTATGGCAACCACTTCACTCAGTCAACTACTCGGCTCCACGCGAGTGACCCGCGTGATTTCGCAACTCAAGGTGCCGCAGTCGCGCTTGCAGGCGGCCTTCGGTTGCAATCCTGGCGGGCCGAACATCAATCCCGTGGGCGGACGCACCACCGGATGGGACGTTTTCAACCGGACGCGCGGGATTGCCCAGGGGCGGGCACCCGGAACCGGACCGGCCGTAGTCAAGCCGCAGATCGTGGGGCATGTTACGGCCACGATCTATCGCGCGCACGAAAAGATTTTCCTCGACGACAACCGGCTACACCTTATGCGGCGGATGGGTCAGGACTGGGGCGTCGTGGATCAACGTGGCGAGCGGTACGTTGAAGGCCAGGAGCGGCACCTTGCCCAGCGGTTGCGGAACTCCCGCGAGTTCATTTTGTCCCGCGCCCTCCAGGGGGCCTTTTCACTTTATCAGGACGGCGACGATCTGATCCCTTGCGATTTGGGCACCAGCGGCGCGCAAATCAACCTCAACTACCAGAATCCGTACTGGTTCGATGGCACCTACTGGCAAGGGGGAGCGGCGGGCTATACGGTATCCTCGGGTCACATTCCAACGCTTGCCAACCTCAAGGCGTTCACAGTTACACTCCCTGGCAATACTGACACGACCACGCCGTTCGGCGGTATGGCCGGAACCGTTGCTTGGGGTACGGTGGCGTCAAACGATCCGATCACCGACTGCCTGGGAATCAATGCTGGCTTCGAGGCCATGCACGGGCGGCAACTTACCAACGTCTGGTGCAACTCGACGACCATTGCCTACTTGTTCAACAGCACGGCAATGAAGGCTGCGGCCGGAACCGCCAATACCGTGTGGGACAAGTACGACCGCACCGTGTTTGTCGGTGCCGACGGCGCGCGGGACACCGGCTTCGAGATCGTGTTCAAGGCCCTGCCCTGGATCAAGTGGCACGTCTACGACGCCGGCCTGGACGTGTGGGACGGCACCTACTTCAAGTTCAAGAAGTTTTTCCCTGATGGGTACGCGGCCTTTGTGCCGGACGTGGACGCCGACTGGTTCGAGCTTCAGGAAGGCTCGGAGATCGTTCGGGAGAACGTGCTTGATCCGGGTTCGATACGGTTCGGGCTTGCGGCCTGGTCTGAGATCAAGACGCAACCGAGCGGCTTCGAGTTGATCGGCCTGGACAACTGCCTGCCGGTGATTTACGTGCCGAGTTGCGTGGCGTTCGTCAATGTGGCCTCAGTCAGTTCGTCGTAGGAGACAAGTAGCTTTCTTCAGTTCGCGGAAGATTGCCTTAATACGGGACGCCGCGACGGGATCGCCTCCCGTTGCGGCGTTTTTTGTTAGGAAGTGAAATTGTGACAGCAGACTACACCATTGTCGGAACGCCGCTAGGAGAAACGACAGTAACGCCGGTCGGGAGTCCCTTGCCGTCGTATTACACCTCGCAGGCGGAAATCGAGCGGATGTGGTCGTTGCGGGCGGCGGCGCTGCATGTGAGCGATTATGATTCGGAAGAGACGGCGCCGGTTGGGGACATTGCCTTTCGTGCGGCTGTTTGGGACGACATTCTCTGCGCGGCAACCGATGAGGTCAATTTCTACTTGCTGAAGTTTCACGAAGCATCGGACCTGTACAGCAGCCGGTGGGTGCGGACCAGGGCGACGTGGATCGGCTGCTACTTGCTCAGCCTCCGCCGTGGCGACCCTGGCTATTTCAAGACGCTGTACGATCAGGCGATTGCCCAACTGGAGCGAATCAACGAAAGCAACACGGTGCCGCGCCTGACGCTGAACCAGAACTTCACGCCGGCCCTGTCGAACATTCGGATTGACGACCGGTTCCGCGTGGCGAAAGAGCGCGTCGAGCCGACCATCAGTACCGGTGGCACGTCGGGCAGACAGGACTTGGACCCGGACTTGGTAATCGAACCATTCAACTATTGAGGAGACCAGTGGCCGATGGTAACAGACTCAACCTACACGATACTGGTTGGTGCCCCAGGCCCCAACTTCACTTGGGGTTGCGTACAGGGTTTGCTCGCCCTGACGGATAGCAAGCATACCGTGCAACTGACAAACTCTGGCAACGGGTTCGATGACTTCAACGCCATGTGGGTCACGGCCCTGAACGCATCCGAGGAAGGCAAGATTACGCATGTGGCGATGTTACACCTGGACATCGCCCCCCTTTGCGGTCGGGAGGACGGCATTTGGTTGGACACCCTGATCGCAGAACTCGACCGTCTCGATCTGGATTTTGTTTCCGCCATCTCGCCGATGAAGGATGGGAAAGGACTGGTCAGTTCCGGCATTGGCGACCCCAACGATCCCTGGACGCCGTACCGACGGATTGCCATACGGGAGTTGTCGAGTTTGCCGGAAACCTTTGACGCCGCCACGTTGGGTTATGCCGGCTGGCCCTTGTTGCACAACTCCGGCTGCTGGGCGGCTGATCTTCGCAAACCGATTTTCCACCAAACCGATGCAAAGGGCGAATGTCCGATGCACTTCGGCTTTCCCGAAAAGGTGTTTCGCAATCCCGTTACGGGGAAATGGGAACAGGCGCGGGAATCGGAAGACTGGTTTTTCTCGCGGTGTCTGTTTCAAGTCGGGGCGAAAACGGCTGTCACCCGCAAAGTCAAATTGATCCACTGGGGCCGGGCGGGCTACGGAAATTTCGGCACCTGGGGCCAGTTGGAACACGATACGCCGCTGGCTTACAAGTGGGCCGTGCCGCGCGGTCCCTGGGACGAGATTCAAGGCTGGTTCGACTTCGCCGACATCTATGAAGAGCAAATCGCCCGGGTGAACGGCGAGGCGGCGCACTTCGTTGAGGTAGGCGCATGGCTGGGCAAGTCCACCGTGTTCATGGCGTCGAAAATTCGCGGCTCCGGCAAGCCGATTGCCTTCGATTGCGTAGACACCTGGAAAGGCGGAACGAACGAGCTAGACAACGGCTTGGCAACCGCGGAACGACTGGCGACAAACGGCCGCGATCTGTTTGCGGAGTTTTCCGAGAACGTGAAGGAGTGCGGCGTGGCGGAGTACATCCGGCCGGTAAGGAGCGATTCGGCAGAGGCGGCAGGTGCGTATCTCGACGGTTCGCTGGATTTCGTTTTCATCGACGCGGATCACTCATACGAAGGTGTGCGCCGCGACCTGGCGGCCTGGTGGCCGAAGGTGAAACCAACCGGCGTGTTGGCCGGTCACGACTACGACGAGAAGGGAGTGAGGAAAGCGGTTGACGAGTTTGTCGAGGCGCACCACTTGAAGGTCCAGTCGCGTCACCGCAGTTTCGTTTTGGAAAGGAACAATAAGCCATGAAAACCGTAAGTCGCACTCGCCGAATCGTGCGTTCAGTTCGTTCCAAGAGGCTAACCCACCGGCAACGGCGGCAAAAGTACATCGGTGGTCCCATGCTGCCGAAGAGCAAATAGCCATGCTACAGAGAACGAAAAAGTTGATGGCAGGACTTCGCTTCGTACGTAGCGCCGGTGCATTGCAGGGGAAGTCGCGGCAAGACATCGCCGCATGGCAAAGGAAATCAAAGACCCAGATCGGCAGGAAGCGATTGGGTGCTTTGTTGTGGAGACAGGCAAAACCAGGACGGTACAACTTCATGGGAAAGGCGCGCCGTCCAAAAGGATACTGACCACAAACGACACTTGAATTGCCGAAACGACTCACCAAAAAACAGTTGTGGGGGTAGAAGATGGCTGCCAGAACCGGCGCGAGAGCGTTTCGTCAAGCGGCGATTGCCAAGGGGAAGGTATGGCAGATTTACCCTGACCGCAAACCGCGACACATCATGTTCGAGGGCACGAAAACGGCTGCGGGCCGTTACCTCAGTGCGAACAGGCTGAACCGAGCGTACAAGAAGGGAACTATTCGGCGGGCACAAGTGATATGGGAGCGATGAAATGAGACAACAAACTAAGCGACTAATCGGGCGGCGTCGCACAGGGAAGATAATTAGTGCGGTTCATGGCGCGACGGGTTCAAGAACATTAGCTGTTGTTAGTACACGTTCGCGCATTCTGAGGGCAGCAGCGGTGCGAAAGATGCGAAAGAACCCAGCGTTTCGACGATTTCTCAAGCAAGACATCCATTCTATGTGAGGTGAGATCATGTCCAAGGGCTATTTCAAGCGATTCGTTGACGGCGTTTTGGCAGCGAAGTTTGCCCGCAAGCCGGGCAGTTACTATCCCGCGGCACTCGCGGCAAAAGTGTCTCGTGAGAAAGAAGGCAAGCGGAAGTTTCAAGCAAAGGCCGCCAGAGGCCGCAGAAAGGGATAGAACCATGAAAAAGTCTACCAAGGCGCTCATTAAAGGTTTGCAACGATACCACAATCGGCAATTTCTCAACGGTCCTAACACAATGAAGCGCGGGGCACCGGGCGGTTTCCGGGGAAGCGTGGCGTCGATGTTGAAACAGACTCGCAAGAACGCAAGTCGAAAAGCCGTCAGCAAATACATGAAGAAAAATTAGCAAAGGCCGTCGCTGGCAATCAGCGCGTCCGAAAGGCTGTTCCAGGCGCGCTTGGAGTTGGCTAACAAATTGCCGCGCGGCCGCGCTTTTCGGAAGTCTGTCGCCGCCGGAGTCAAGCGTGTACGCCGGATCAAACCGGGGAGCATCTTGTAATGCACGAATCAACCGCAACTTCTAGTGTGAAAGGTAGTACGATGGCAACACTCCGCAAATATGCCAAGGCAGGTTACTCTACGGCTGCTCCGTTTGTGCGAATGAGCGCCGGTGCCGCCCGGAAGGAATTATCCGCTTCGCGGGGTATGCCGCGCCGTCGATGGTTGAGACTCTGGGAAACCGCACATGCGAAGGTTTACACGAGGAAACACTGAACCGCCAATGCGAACACGAACACGCGAGTTGCGAGCCGGACTGAACCAGTTGCGCATACGAATGGCGCATTCCTATGGTGTGCCATTGGAACGGCGTGGGAGTGTTTCTGGCCGTACTCTACGACAATCGCTTGCTACCAGTTATCGAGAAGGTCGGCTTAATCGTGCCGGTGCCAAGCGAGAGCGTGCTTACATTCGGAACGCGGGGCTGAACTGATGAACCGCCTGACCAAGAACATTCCGATGCCCGCCACTCGCCGCGATGCCGTGGGCGAGTTGAGGATGCTGCCGCGCTATATCACGGGCACCATGCCCGACATTCACGGCTGGGGCCGCCGGTTCAAGATGTTCTTCGCCTTTCATTTATTGGAGAAGATACACGATGCTTTCCTTACGAAGTCCGATGGTGGCACTGATGAGACAGGGCTGCGGTGGAAACCACTCAAGCGCGAGACCATCGCGCAACGGCCGCTCGGACCGGGAGAAGCAACGAAGTTCGGAATCCGGGGACTCGGTCGCAGTGGTCGGGGACTGCTCACTATGTCCCAGAACCGCCGGTGGAAGGGAATCTTTTACTCCACGTTCAAGCGGCTCTTGCTGAAGGTTGGGGAGGCGCAGGCTAAAGTGTTGGCCGCCAAGTTGGCATGGGCCATTCTGAAGTCCGAGGGGGCCAAGACGAAGCTGGACGTGCTTGGGGACCGCAAGGTGCCGATCCTCCAGGTGAGTCACCGGCTGATTAAGAGCCTGACGCCCGGCAGTCTGTCGGACGATTCCTACTCGCCGCCGGAAGAGCAGATATTTGAGAGCCATTGGGGATCGGTCACGATTGGCTCGAAGGTGCCCTATGCGGCCAAGCAGCACAAAACAAGACCCTTGTGGCCGTCGCTGGCGGCGCAGGGTCGGGCAGGCTGGACAACTCAATCGGCGAAGTGGGCAATGCAACAACTAACCTCAGTAGTAAAGGCGTGAAGCATGTTTGTCCGAGTGGGTTCGCATCGCGCACGAGACAAGATGATTTCAGCCTTGGGACGCAAGCCGCAAGAGTATCACTACCCCATAACCGATAGAAGGTCTACTGAATTGGTGCGGGTGCGACGGACTGAACTTGGAAAACTCAGGGGCATAACGGGCATATCGCACGCCAAGAGAGTGAGAATCAGAGACGTGAGAAAATCGTGGAGCATGATGTGAACATAAAACGGTCGGGAACTATTCGGCTTGGCCGTTTGACCTTTTCACGCCATCAGGTTGCTCGCGCTGCCGGTGACGACGCTGGCAACGCTTCGATGCGCCATACCGGTCGAAAGAAATGGAGTCGCGCCGACTACAACAGGGCCGTGCGAGAGTACAACCGAGTCAACCCAAGGTGAAACCATGAGAAGAGTAACAAGAGCGCACAAAATAGTTGAGGCGGTTCGCGTCCACGTTCGGGCCTTTACGCCTGTTGGTTTTGCCGCGCGTAAAACGACAGCGAACCGAAAAGCTAGGCGAGAACTCGCAACAAGTATCCGAAAGGTAAGAGCAAAGTCGCATCTGCGTGGCGTAGCAAAACAGTTAGTTCATGGTTACGTCAAGCATTACTAGACAAACTTCCCGACGAGTAGCGCCATGAAAAAGCCCACGACAATGCAAGTGCGGATGCCCGGTGTACGGGGAAAGGTCACGGTCATGCGCAAGGGATATGCGGCGTATTTGCGGAAGGTGAGGAAATTACAGGCGTTTCGCAACCCTGGATTCGGTGAAAGATAACCAATGTCCCTATCCGCCATGCTAGTCGCCGTTCGGGATCAGCTTCGCTCGGTCTGTGGCTTCACGGACTTCGAGTGCGACTGCCACAACGACCCGCAGCCGCACCCAACGTCGGGCCGACGCTTCATTGCGGTCTACCCCGGCGAGTGTCGGGGTGGCCCGCACAGCGACTCGGGCATCCATGAATGGATCGGGATAAACGTGGGGATCACCATGCGGTTCTCAGGTACTCCCCAAGACTATATTAGCAACGAGTTGTACTTGAAGGCCCTGACGGGCATGGAAACCTTACAACGGCAGGTACAACTGGCGATTCATGCCAACTACACCGTCATGGCGGCGGCCAACACGATCATCGCAACCGTCAACGACATCGCCTACAGCGCCGGGCCGCCAGTGGTCCCGGCGTTCACAACGGACAAGTTCATTACGCCGCTGGAGTGGCAGTACACCACGCCGGTCCCGGACGTGAAACTGGGCGACTGGTTTTTCTCAGACAACGAAAACGAAATCAGTAAAAAGTGCGGACTGTTTGTCGATGTCCGGTTCTCCGGCGCGCACCGGCCGCAACAGCTTTCCAAGATGAGGTAGAAAAATGACCGCAGCCTATATCGCTGGACATTATCAGGTTACGCTCGGCAGCGCGGGCATTGTCGGCGACACCGACGGCATCTGGATAAGCTGGTCGCCGTCGATTGAACTGATTGCCAACACCGACTCCGGCGGCAGGACGCCCATTGACGGCATCTATCGGGGCGGCAACTGCTTCATCACCATCAATGTGCTGACGACCGATCCGCTTGCGCTGGCCGCCGTCACCTGGCCCTTCAGCGACACGATTGGGCTGGTGAACAACATCGGCGCGCTGGCGTTCGACTTCTCGTTCGGTTTGGACTTAAAAAAGTTTACGGGGACCAACGCCACGCCGAACGAACTGATTGCCCTGCACGTCATTCCCGCGCCGGATGCTCCGATCCGCGTCAACCTCGCGCCTTCTCTGTGGCGGACGACGCTGCGGTTCCAATGTTTGCCTTACATCAGTAGCAACAACTACGTCTGGTTCACCACTTCTACTGCGACGGTTGCCCAGTCGCTTGGTTCGGGTTACATCGCTGGCGCGTGTTCGGTCCTATGGAACACGACCCTAGCATTGGGCGATACGGACCTCAACAGCCTGCAATTTGAGTTCATGCACCACTACGAGCCGATCCAGGGCGACTCGGCTGGCGATACGGTAGTGGACATGATCTATCAGGGCTCGTCGGCTTATCTGAACATGGTGCTGTTGCAAGCAAACGCCGATGGCATTGCTGCTTTGTGGCCCTACGCCGCCCAGGGCATTGTCAACACGACGGCCGGCCTGATTGGCCGCCTCCACACTCCAGCCACGGCCATTGCGAAGCCGCTGATTATCACCCCCTACGCGGGCACACCGGCCGCCTTGGTGTTGGGCAGCATTTCCTCGACCTACGCCACTTTGGCCCCCGGCTTTGAGGTCCAGGGTCGCCTGGGGCCGACGTTGCGAAAACTGCCCTTCCGGGTGATCTTCTTCCCTGATTCGGGATCGCTCTTTACCATCTCTCCACCAGCGTAAGAGGGGTAAAATGCGATGTCTGAGGAACTCAGGGTAAACTTCGCCGGAGAGGTATCGGAGAAGGTTGGGCCGGAACTGACCCAATCCCTCGACAGGCTTGCCAGTTCGCTCGATAGCCTCACGTCAAAAGGCGCAGGGCTGCCACCTGGGGCCTCTGTGGCTCCAATAGCAGGCCATGAGGCCCAATGGTGGAATGTTACACCAGAAGGCCAAGCCACACGGGAACGAGAACTAGAACGCATTAGGACCGCAACCTACGGCCTTGCCCCTACGGCTCATCCAATGGGGCCGGGTTTCCGCATGGTCGGGGCAAGCGAGCGGAAGAGCCTTGCCGAGATACTAGCCGAGCAAGCCGGAACCGCCAATCTCAGGCCGGGAGAAATCCCGCTGGAAGGCCCAATCCCCCGGCCACCTCATCTACCACCGCCCTTGCCGGGACCGCCGCCGACTTGGGGCCAGCGCATGGCCCAAAACATCGGTCAACAGGGGGCTGGATTAGCCGGTTCAGCCGTTGGCGGAATCGTAGGCGCGGCAACTGGTTCTCCAACGCTTGGTGCATTGGCCGGCGTAGGAACACAGTTGGCTATTTCGGCGGCAATGGCGGGCCACCCAGAACTTGGCTTGTTTATGATAGCCGCAAGCGCTCTTACCGAAACCTTCCACAAGTTGGATAGTGTCGTGAAGGGGGCGGCTGAGAACTTGGCGGAGTACGATGCCCGCGTGGCCCGGGCCTACGCCCAAAGGGAAGTGGCGATGATCCGCGAACGGTTAGCGGAGCGGGGAAGGATCGGCGGGTTGGCGGCTGAATACGTCGGCCAGCAAACCCGGATCGACGTGGAGTGGGAACGGATGAAGACGGAATTGGTCAAAGGGGTCGGCGGTCCAGTTATGGAGATCAAGGAACTGCTGTTGACCGCGCTGTCGGGCTGGCGGCAATTGTTGGAATTACTGAATGATGCAAAGGCTGGCGTGGACAAGTTGCCTGATGGCTTAGTCAACGGCATCTTGGCAAGCGTTTCACCGCAAACACTATTAGGAAAATTGATTTGGGATGCTGTCGCCTATCTTCGTGACATCGCCAAGAACACAAAGAAGGATGAGATTTTAGGACCTACGCCAAGCGAATGGCTCGATGATCTAATGAAGAGTCTTGGACCAATGACGGGGGATCATGTCGGGGCTGCATTTAAGCAACGGACGCATCCGAGAAGCCCCGCTAGACTACAGGTGTTTGGATAATGAGTCGAGGACCGAGTTTAGGCACTGTTTCGTACAACGGCTGGGAGTTTCCCGGCCCGGTCGTAGTCAAGTTGCGCTGTACGCCGGTTCGTGACTTCGCCGGGCGCACGACGAAATACTACCACTACAGCATCAACTTCACCACCACAATCGTCCCAACAGACCTGGACTCGTATGCGACAACTAACGATCCCTTTCTCGGCAGTCTGCGCGCCACGCTGATGCAGCCGGGCAAGTTGTTGACCGTAACCGGTCACGGCCTTGGGGGCGACATTTCTTTAGATTGCACGAGTTGCATCGGATTTGGCCCGATCCCGACCGACTATCAATTTGAGGTTATCGGCGCGAATCTTGCCGGCCGGTTAGTGTGGAGTTGCGAGTTCGATGCGCCGCATTGTTGGGCCTATGGTATTTCTCCCCCGCAAAATCAGATCGGCGACCTGTCGTTTGCACTCAACTACAGCATCGACGAATCGGGGTTGACCACCAGAACGATTACAGGCCAAGCGGAAGTCGCCGTGTTCCTCACCCAGGACTTGCAACATATCACGGCAACGGCGGACTTGCTTATCGACATCATCAATCCGATTTTGCCGGAAGGATTCATGCGCCGGAAGTCTTACACGATAAGCCCGGATAAGCGGTTCCTCAATTTCGTCGTTACGGACCGGGAGTTGGGAACGTCTAACGTCTATCCCGATCAGATCGTCCATGCCGATCTCGATTTTGACATACGCGGAGATACAACGAAGGATGCATTTTGGGACTGTGAACTCGGCGGAACGCTGGAAGTAGCCCAGGGATACGCCAAGGGGTTTGCACTTGAGGCAGTATTGCAGATTGCCAAGCAGCGCATCGACGGCATACAGAAAAGCATCCGCCAGCAGGACAACAACAAGAAGAAGGGAGCGGTAGTTCTGACTACGTTTCATTTGTCGGATTCCCTCTTCTCGCCAAGAATGCGCGTATCTCTTGCGTGGCGCGTTACAGGCCCAACTCTAAAGTATCTGCTTGCCAACAGCGGTCTATGGGAACCAGTCGGGGTGAGTTGGGACAAGTGGCAGAAATCCGATGGGATCAAGGCGAGCGTCCTTGCTCCTCGCGGCTATGCGAACCTGTCGTCACAGGCCACCGATGATATTGTAGTGTCGTTTTGCCAACCCGGCGCGCCATACTCCGGTCCAAAACAACAGGGACCGCTCAAGCCATACTCAAGCAGCATCACACATACCAATTACAACTCCGACAACAGTTGGATCAAGTACGACTTGAACCTGTCCTATAGCAAGGAGTCGGCGACGATTCTACACCGGGCAGCAACATCGGCTAAGGATTCGCAGACACCGCTGGCCCCAACGAACACAGGACTCGGTGGCAGAGTGACGGGTGGCGTCGTCGATAAGGGAACGTATGCCGCCGGAGTCGGCAACAAACCGACGCTGGTATTGCAGGAACGCGCCAACGCCGAAGGCGTGTTGATCTTAACGGGGCACGCGATCCGCGTTGGCTATCCCATTGAGGGCGGCGACTTGGCCGCTATCGACCAAGGCGCGCATGAGGAAAACGTGTTTATCGACGGTCCGAAGCGGATCGGCTTCACTCCCGAACGCATCTCGATCTACGAGGTGAAATGGAAGCGAATCTACCGGCAGATCGTGGATGGTCCGTGGGAACCGAAGGTCAAGCAGGGCACAGTGCCGACCTCACAAGTGGACTGGTTGACCTATGCACCAAGTTAAAGGGAGTCCTTCTGACACAACGCAAACAGAAGTGCTACGGCTGGCCTTCTGTGGGAATGGAGGATATGAGTTCGTCCAGTTTTTTTTCGGGAGAATCACCCCGCCGACGTTGTTCCCATTGTTCAACTTCTCCCGGCTTTCCCATCATAACATGATGCGTCAGCATGTAACCCTTCACAACATCATGTTGGTCCAACACAAACACGTTGTCATTTTCATTGGTGCGTCCGAAACCTTCGTCGGATGTAAACTCGACTCGAAGGCCCCGACACTTGGCCGGTTCAATTCCTCTCGTATCAACGTCCTGAAATCCAGGGAACGCCCAATATCTTACACCATCGTCATGTTTTCCCCACGAGAAAGGAACCCAACGAAGCCCCTCAATCCCAACGTAAACGAACGCATCGGCGAGCGATTCCACCGGATGTGTAGAGTGAATGGTATACTGGCGCTCATGCTTGTCCAGATATGCCCGCACGGCACTTTCGGAAGCCGACTGTCTCGACGGCGGTGTGGTCTGAGCCATGAAGACACCAACCAGCAACAGAACGATCAAGAGCGTGCCGCCAAGGCCCGCTGCAATGTACAGGCCGACGCGAGATCGCTTCTTCCGGCCCTTGATGGTTGCGCCAGCGAGCGGTTGGCAAAACGGCACCGGCGGTGGACAGGTGTTCGGCATGGCAATCCCCTTTCCGAGACAGAATGGGCGACACAACCAGCATACACAGTTTCCATAGAGTAGGCAATACCCCAGAAACGGGGGATAGGAGAAGAGAAAATGACTGGATACCCAGGGTGTGACCATCAGGAAGAGGCGACTTTTGCCGACTTAGTTGGCCAACTCGTCAGCGTGTTCATTGCGGGTATTGTGTGGTTAGTGTGCGTTTACTTCATGGTTCACTGGCTACTTGCGCCTCCCGGTTTCCTTCAGGCCCTTGGTTGTCAGCCGATAATTCTGAACGTGCGGGTGGTAACTGACACAGGGAGCGATGAACCCCAACCGAGCCAGTTTCTCGACGCTGGCAACCAGGTCCGCAAAGCCCGCGGCGTCACGACCCTCCGACAGAAACCGGTTGCCGACCATCACGTACATCCGCTGGTCGCCCACCCCGACCTCAATCAGGCCAGTGCCAGCGCTAGCAACGTCAAGGATGAGTCTGTCGTCGTCGGTAAGTCTGTCGCGCCACCGCTGGAGAAGCATCCCTACCAGCCGGGGAATGAACCCCAAAAACCGCAATAGGTATTCCATCCGCGCACACCTCCACGTTTCATTTATCGGATTGGCGCTTGCCGAGGAACAAATCTTTTCGCAACGAACTGGAATCGGCTATAACTACCCGTGTGTTGTCCTAAACCGTAAGGAGCGTTTTCAATGAGCGTGACCCCAGAGCAAGCCCTTGTGGGCAAAGAGATTCCGAAAGGTCCGGTCGCTATCCCCGACTGGAAACTGAACGTGACGGTCGGCGATCCGCCGCAAGCGTTCACCATTGACGTGTGCGAGTGGGAGTCGGCGAACAGCCTTTTCCCGCCCGATGAAGTCCAGGGCGTCGGCACGCCGAACTGGTTCGCCTTCTGGAAGAAGCGCCAGGAGTGGGCCAAGCAAACCTACGGAATCGAGTTGTCCGTTTCGCAGGTCTACCAGATTTTCCAGTACGTGCGGGTGTACTGGAACACGATGAAACCTTTTTTCGACAGAGACTTAGGGTTGGCTTTTGGTATCATGCCGACCCCTGGCGACTCGGAGAGTGGCAAGTCCGCCTGATGGCCGAAGAGTTGCCGGACCTCTTGAAGGAGGCCCGGCAGCGACAAGCCTACGGACAAACCAAACTGAGTCCCAGCGACATGCGGGACTTGATCCTGCACGATACCGGAAACAAGGAACTGGCCGAGCAGATCGAAAAGGAACTCTTGATGCAGGAGGCCGCGAAGATCGGTCAGCCAACAGGATAGGAACGATAGAACATGGAAACCGCCGAACATCTACTTGGCGAAGCCGTCACCCAAGACTACGTGCCCTCGATGTACTGGGGGCGCTACTATACGCTCCGCAAGGCCCCGCCGTTTAGCCTCTCCGTTGCGCTGGAGATGCTGACCGATCCGCGCATTACCCTGGGCATGTGGCTTATCAAAGGGCCGATCCTTTCCAAAACCCGGTTCTACGTGGACTGCGACAATCAGGATGTCAAGGAGTTTCTCAAGACGCAAATCACCCGCTTCTGGCGGATGTCGAGCGTGAAGGCCATGAAGGCGGTTGAGTGGGGTTACGGTTGCTCGGAAGCGCTCTACAGGTATCAGAACGGTCTGATTCACTTCGACACGCTCAAAGATTTGCACTCGTTAGACTGCCGCGCCGTGACGCAATATGGAAAACTGATCGGGGCGACGGTGAGGAACGTCCCCAACCAACCGGGCAAACGCAAAGTAACCATCGAAGGCGCCCGTTGTCTCTGGACGGTCCATGCCCGCGAAGTCCACCAGTGGTACGGCCAGAGCCGGCTCTTTGGCGCGTATCTGCCGTGGCTGGAGTTATGGACGGAAGGCGGCGTGCGCGACACGCGCAGATTGTACTTTCACAAGTATGCCTTCACGGGGCCGATTGGTTATCATCCTACGGCCGGCGTGACGCTCGCCGATGGCAAGGAAGTATCCAACCGCGATTTCATGCGCGAAATGCTGGAGAAGTTCAAGACCGGCGCGATAATGACCTTCCCTAACACGCTTAACGCACAGACTGGAAAGTACGCCTGGGATGTTATCCCGCCGGTCGTCAATCCGCCGCCCGAGCAGATCATGGAGTACATCCGCGACCTGCGCACGGAACTTCTCGAAGGGTTGGGAATCCCGCCGGAAGTGATCGAGTCGATTGGCGGAACTTCCGGCTGGTCGGGTAAGGCGATCCCGATGGAGGCGTTCTACAGTATCTTGCAGGACATCGTAAATTGGATCAGTCACGATTTACAACGACAGATTCTCCGGCCGCTGGTGGACATCAACTTTGGCCCGGACATCGACTTTCAGATAGTTCCTTTCGGCCTGTCGTTTGCGCCGAGCACACCGTCAGATCAGGCGAACCAGGCGGAGCGCGTACAGGGGCAAACACCATCAGGTGAACAATACAGTCTCTACGGCGAGGATGCCGTAGCAGATCAGCCGCCACGGGGATACCGGGCGAAACACGAGAGTCAATATGTGCCCGTTGCCTTCGCGCACGATGTCTCAAGCGAAGCCCGCGTAGCAAAGGGAAGCAGCAAGGGCGGGGCCAATCCGAAGGTGAAGCCAGCAGAACCGGGCAAACTCAAATCTGCGAAGCCCCAGGCGAAATCACAGAAAGTCAGCAAGTCGAAAGCTAAACGCGCGAGTATTGAGACGCTGGAGTTCAAGAACCCCGACATCACCATGAGCCTGACAGAAGAGGAATGAATCATGCCGCGCGGAAAAAAAACATACGGCCGGAAACCTCGTGGAGTCCGCTGGGGGAAGATGCGCGAGATCGATAAGCGAATCCACGTCGGCACCGGGGCATGGGAAGGGATGCCGCGCAGACTCAAACACCTCACTTCCTGGAGAAGGATGCACATGCTCCCGGGCGGAAAGGCCGCTCACATGCCGGTGCGCATGTACGGCACACGCGCAAAGGTCCGCCCATCATCGAACTTGCGGCTCAAGGGGTACAAGAACAAAGGCCGCAGCGGTCCCTCGAAGTTGGGTTACATCCAGCGCAAGGGAGGGTTCTGATGGACGAGCCGCGCGATGACCTGTCCTTTGCCACTGATGCTGCGGTGCTTGCCGAACTAGAAGAGCGGTTTGACTACATGGTTTTCATCGGACTAAAGGAACACTTCTCTCCCAACCACAACCATGTCATCACCCTTTCCAGCAAGGGACAACCTCACGTCTGCATGGGCCTATGTCACGATGCGTTGTCGCGCTTAGTTGGCAATATCGAGGTGGCACACGAGTCTGAGAGAGACGATCAGGGGTGATAATCAATGGCCGGCGAGTACGCAACCTCCAGTGTCACCTTCGGTGACCTGCCCTGTTTCGTTCCGCTGATGCTCTACAAAGAGGCGGAACGGTTGGACCTGCCCGTCGGAACATGGTGGGGGAAGGCCAACAGTTTCCGTTGCGTTCGCGGCCGGGAACCGGGGCGCGGCTGGCTGCTGATGCTCCGACGCGATCTGACCGACGACGCCATTCAGACGCTCCAGAGTTCGCCGCAACAACTGGTATTCACGCACGGCGATTCCAGCGTGACGCTCAAAGGGCTCTACTTCGTCCAGGCGACGGCGATCTTTGCCGACGACGCCACGGAGACTTCCGACAATACGATGTTCCTGGTGGAACTTGCCGACCCAAGGATTCATCTGCGGAGTTCGATCTTTGACGGCGAGGTTTCAGATGGGGGCGATGCCTTTGACACCTGGATCGACCTGATTCAATTCCTCTGGGGAAAACTGCCGACGACTGCCGGCAGCGCACCGAGTCTTCCAGATGGCGTGACGATAACCGCAACCCCGGAGGTCTTCACGCTTGCCGGCAGCAACGTGTGGGACACGATTTGCGGTTTGCTGACCCCGCTCGGCCTGGATGTGTTCTACAATCCGATCACGACGGCCTTCGAGTTGATCGACATGGCCAGCGAGCAGGACATCAGCAACCTATCAGAGGACGAGAACCTTCCCCGCCTCGATGCTTCCACCAACCACAAGGAAGGCGCGGCAAACTTCCCTGAGAAGATACGGGTGTACTTTCCGAAAGGCAAACTCTGGTTTACGTCGGGGCAGGATCAGATACTTGTCTCTGCGCCGTGGGGCGGGGGTGATTACTACAAGGACATCGCCACTGTGTTGACTGGCGCGGTGTCGGGTTCGCTAACGGTTCTCTGTTATCCGATTGGCGCGAACTCCTCGCTCAGTCACAACGATCTCGACGACATCGCCGATGAAGTCGCCGGAAACTACACGTCGCGCTTGATGTACGCCGTCAACTGCGGATTCCGGCGGTATCGTGCGCCGTTGTATCCGCCGTATTGCGGGAGCCAAATAGCAGAGGTGCGATTCTTCGATTACGGCTGGGGCATGTTCACGGAGTTCTACGGCCAGCAGACGACGGAGCGTGAATATCGGGGGCCGATCAAGTTCTTGCCAGTGCCAGCCGGCTCTATAATTGCTTGGGCAACCACTACAGCCGCTGTGGCGAAAACCGATGCGACATTCGATGTGAAATTGGTCGTGCCGTTCGACGGGTCTACTTGGATCGGGGACGGTGCAGGCGGCAACGAACCCTATCTTACCGTGTCGAACGACCCGGACGTTGGCACGGCAGACAGCGGGGCACGGGGCAAGATTATCTCGACCGTTGAGGATGGCGTTGTCGTTTGGCATTATCTGGACTTCCCGTGTCCCACTTGAAAACACCCGCTGAACGATTGATCTTCCCGCACCTGTGGTTGCCGATGTTGCGGTTTCGACAGGGGAGGTGCTGTTGCGAAGAGGGATGCAAAGTGGTCAACTGCGACGGTGTAGGGCCGTCGTGTCTTGCCATTACTTTTTGGGGCATCACGCCCGCAGAGTTCGCTTGCGGCTGCATGAATCGCGTGTTTTACTTGGCGTGCGTTGACGATGGCGACGACACGCGATGGGAGCAAACCTGGGGTCTGATATACGATCACGGAGATTTGGGATTAGTATTACAGAACACTACGGTTCTTCTTACGGTTGAGATTGTTTTGGTCGGCGACGACTATATCTTGCGTTGTACAAAAAGAGCAACAGCCGGACTGGCTTTCAGGATCACGGTGGTATGGGAACTATCGCTGGGAGAGACAAAACCCGATTGCAAAAGTTTCGATTCGGCCGAACTTGCGTTTGTCAGCTATGATCTTGTTGGCGGTGGTGCGTTGTGCGTCTACGAAGATTCTACGGTGACGATCACGGCGGTAGATGGACATGACTGCCCGGCAGAAGAATGTCATACGCCCTATTGTGAAGATTGCGAGGAAGTCGAATCGTACACGGTAAACATTGCCGGCGTTGTACCGTTGGACCCCGCGGACTGCGCCAGTTGCGTCGCCGATTACAATGGAACATGGGTCGTTGACCGGGAAGAACCGTGCGGGGTCGTGTATAGTTGCCCAATAATAACGGATTGTGACGGAACGGAATTGCAGTTAGAGATCAGCTCATCGGGGACAGGGCACCACACCTTTATGACTCTCAAGATTGTAAATGGTATGACTTATATGGTGGCGACTGCAACCACGCACAAATGTCTTGTAGACGACGATACGCCGATGGCCGTAGACCCATCGAGCGCCAACGGAGTCTGCGATTTTTTGGGCGCGACCGTCACGATTTCGGCCAATCCATGAACAGCGCAGTATGCCAATGGGATAACGATGCGGGGCAACGTGTTTGCCTTGTTTGTGGATTTGTCTTTCCACACAACGAAGCCGGGCGCGTTACACGAAGGTGTAGCATGTCACGCAAGCGTCCCTCGGCACCGATCACGCCGGAAGAGATTGCCCGGCGGAAGGCGATCTGCCTGGCGTGTTCCGACTGGGAGGGCGACGGCTGCGGGCTGATAGCCGAATACGAGCGCGCGCGGCTGAGCGCCTACAAGCAGGAGCACGGCCACTGTGCCCGCGGCTGCCGACAGGGTAAGCGGAAGTGGTGACTCAGCGCAGCGACTCCAGAAAAACCCCCTTGACA